GAGAAGTACAAACGGATTATAAGCAGACGGGTCGGCGCCCGCCGTTAGCGCCTGTACGATATTGTCTGATATGCCTAAGGCGCTCAACAAAGCCGCCCTAGACTTAGCGTTCAGTATAGCTGCCTGTAGTTCTGCCCAATACTGTGTTCCTTTTTTCTCTGTCGCCATTGTTTCTACCCTTGATGAATGTAAATATAATCGTCCGCTGTTACATAGACGTAATCGTCCGCTGTTACATAGACGTAATCATGCAAAGTGGCAGGCATGAACGTTTCGTCCGATACGCCCCAAGCCCACACGTATCCGCCATAAGCCACAGCCACCCTTGCGTAAAATGGACCCGTGATGTAATCTGCCAGTATTATGCTTCCGCCTTCAGCGACAGAGCTTAACAGCACCCACGTTTCATTATCCGTAGAATACTGTACTTCGTAGTACGTAAAATCAGGCAACACGTCCCACGTTATGATGATGCTGGTTAAGTTGTCTTTGTCTAGTATCGGAACACGGCATTGGAATAATACATACGGATTGGTGTACTCAGCTAAAAGTGCAGGCGACGCGGCCCCAGTGGGATCATAGGTGTAGATGCCCTGAGTGTCTCCGTACACCGCTATAACAGACACGTCATCCGTGATTAGGATGTCCCCGGGGGTGCTTACAGACTGAGAATTCAAAAGCACACCATCTAAATCGTACCTGTTAATCACGTCATCCGATGGGTGAACGGCATACAAACTAGTGCCGAAGTACCTGAGAACTCCAGCCGGGTAACCGGCGTAAGTCGTAAAGGAGGTTGCAGTCCCGGCTACTACATCAATTTTAGTTATTTCGGCTTCTGTGCTATCAAGAAAAGGTGCCGCGTACAAATAGGTCCCGTCCGTGACTAAGCCCATGATATTGTACAACAGCCCCCCTGTGCTATCGCGGCACAATTCAGTCACTGCGTACGTAGTTAGATCCATCTTGAGAATACTATCATTAAAAGCCGCCACAACCTGCGCGCTAAAGTATAGAGAATCCCCTAGCACACACAATACCGTTGGTGTGGTGATACCTGTCGCAACAGCGGACAGCGCCCCTGTGGATATCGCGTAAAGCCAAATACAACCGGCCCCGGCGTCGGATATGTAAATATTGTCTGAATCATATATAGTTAAGTCAACTGCGGATGTTAATTCGGATGTTAGCGTTGATATCACGCCGTCCTCCAGCTTAAACAGGGAGGTTTCTCCTAATATGTACGTAATGCCTGTAGTCGCGTCAAATACAGATGCCATGCCAACGCCACTCAAATCATAGACGTGCTCGCCTGTAGTAGGATCACATATAATAGCATTGCTAGATTCATCTACGCATCCAAAGGTATCAGTAATGACAATAGTAGCGTTGGGTGCCGCCACAACATTGGTGGGGGCTGTAGGTACAACGTCGCCCGGGTCGCCCGGTATGCCAGTATCTGGGAATGAATTTTCGTACGCAAAGCGTAAGTTCGTATCTACGAAAGTTTCAAACGACGCGCTTCCGTTGCGCCGCGTTACCCTGCTAATTCTGCATATCTTCGCAAAATTACTGCCTATACCTAGGCTAATTATAGGGCAGGCTTGTGGGTCTGTGAAATCAACAAAAGCTAAATCAGGCGCTACGTCGCATAGCAGTGTATGGTAGTCGCCTGAATCTGCGTACGTAATCGAAAACGGTCCTAGTACAGAACCATCCGTGGAACCTCGAATAACAGCCTGATGATTTTCCCCATCCGCTAGTTTAATGTTTCTATCTAGCGTAATGCGGGCGCCGTCCACTGCTATTACACGGGCAGAATCGCTCTGCCTAAATAGTGTTGGATTAACGTAAATGGAATCCCCAGGCAAGCGCAACCACCCGTTATTCGTGGATTCAAACGCCACTTGCGTTCTGTTTTCCAATTCGACAGAAAGTTCGTACATCGCTAGGCGATACACTTGCGTCCTGTCCGTCATGCCTGGGTAGCTTACCGTCTTCAAATGCGTTCCTGCGTAACCAGGCAGAACAGCCACGACGGATTCAGTCTCCCATGTTGTTTTGTCTGTGTACTCCGCTGTATAGCCATCGTAATCATCTACTGTTGGGAGCCTATATTGAATCTGTAAACTGTCTTGAAGAATGTTTTCCTTAGTGAACACGTCTAACGGCAATTGCGGCTCATCCCGTACGATGCGCAATTTCTGGAGAGGGAATACAGGCGTGGCGCGGAACACGCGGAAACACATCGCTAATGCCGAACGCACCGAGATTGCCTCGTCGAAGCAATAGTCAAACGTTACCCCGTGTTCGTCGCACCATGTCGCCCATCCGTACAATTGCGTTAGGTCTAGCATGGTGCTCGGGTAGTTTCCGCCGTAGGTGCTGCGCATTACATCGCAGCCTGCCCAAATTGGGTTTCTTGTAGGCGCTTCTACCCACGTCTCCGTCTCGGGATCATAAACGTCTGTGTACGCTGTTGTCTTAGTGTACACGCGCTTAGAGCTGCTATCCGTAAGCCCTGAACTAGCCTTAGCTTTAAGCATCACGACAGTGACATCTCCAAAATCACGTACGTTGGGAAGTACACCGCGCAATGCCGACCACGTTGTTTCTGAAAAGCCCGTGCCGTCGTTTATCTCAAACTTGTCTAGGTCATTAAGCCTACGCAAACGCACCTGGTACGCACCTGGGCTAACTGGTATTTCGTGGGTGACGCGCTGCGGTGTAGTGGACGCAAGTTGATTGCGCTGCTTGATTATAGTGACAGGCGTTCCGTAAATAAGGGAACCGGCGCTGCTCAATGTAACGCTACGATATTGGATTTCAACACGGCTCGGGTTGTCAAACTTCCAGCGGCTTTTGTTATCCTTAGAAAACAACCCCTGCTTCCATTGCAAATCTATAAGTATGCGTGAAATGTAAGAGCCTACGTCGTTAACTGTAAACCATCCAAAATACTTACCGTCGTTGCGGCTATCCCATCCAACACCCTCTAGCTTCGACTGATTAGGTGCGTACAGTTCAATACCGCCGTCCACTTCAGACGAAGACACTACGTTATTGTCAAACAACGTGGCAGGCGCGTACGGTTCGCAATATAGTGTTTCTACGCCTTCAAACTCTGAAAGCGGCGTATTCTCTACACCTATCCAATCTTCGGGGTCTCGCAAATGCCGCCCATGCCCTAGTGACAGCGTGATATAGACCCATTGCTCATTGTTGATATAGCGAGAATAGGTTTTGGCTGCGTACGGCGGGAACCTCTTCAAATAGCCGTATTGCTTTTCAACAGACTCGCCGTACCGCATCTCATTGCGCATTCCCGAGAGTGAATAAATGGACGACGTGCCTGTGCCCTCGGCCATGTCCATTGTAGCTATCATATAGATAGCGTAACCCACCATCGCTATCATAGCCGCGTAATAGACGTAAATCAACCAACCCCAACCAATTGCAGGAGCAAGTCCTACTACGTCGCCATCTTGCAATTGCGCATCCCAACTGCCGTTAGCTTGCAAAACCCATTTGTCGGGGCCGTTTAACGTAGCCACACGGGCGGAATCTGGATTAGGCAAATACGCCTTAACAAATGCGCGAATTGTGAGCGTGCCTGTATGCAACTGCGCCACCGGTTCCGTAACTACATTGCGCCCTTCTCCCATTTGTGATACGTCAAAAGGCGTACCATCGGCGTTGAAACGCCACGTCCGCATATTCTTACGGATTTCTTCGGGGTCCAGAATGCCGCTTGTTTCTAAGATTGTGATCATGGCTTTAACCTAAAGAAAGACGTAACACATAATTGCATATCTTGCAAACTAGACATTGCACTAACAACAACTCCGCGCCCAGGGGCGCAATGCAACACAGCACCTCTGTTAGACTCCATGTACAGGCCTACATGGCAATTACCTTTGATGTCTTGCATTCGGACGATGCACAATGATTCTGGCTGATCTATACGCTCCCATCCGCCCGTATCAAGGCAATCGCCTGTTGCTAGGCTTATATTTGCTTTTAGGCAATTAAGGTACACCGCAATACAAAGGCCAAAACAATCAAGCCCCGTAGCATCACGACCGCCTGGAACGTACGGGGTGCCTAAGTATTGTAGGACTATGTCGAGCTCTGTTTGCATTATTCAGAAAGTGATGGGAATTGTTCACGTCCGTAACGCACATGTAAGAATAGGGCATTGTTTAGATCAGCGAACACGCCTTTTAGTTGTGCCTGCAATTGCTTAATCATAGGCGTGCCTACTGTGAAGGCTACGGCTTGCTTTTGCATAGGCGCATCTAAATTGGCTGTATCGTACATTCGTAAACGTACTTCAGACAAAATCCTACTAGCCGCAGCCGCATTCCAAAAATCTAAGAAATCCCCGTCTATGCCGTCGCACATAATCGTAAACTCAGGCACGTCTTCTGTTGATAATTCGGGTTCTGAAACCTTAAAGTTCAGCGGGTAGAACGTAACAGTGTCGCCTGATTCTAGTTTTGCGACTAAAGGCTGCGGCGCGTTTACATAGGATAGCGTACCGACGGCGGTATTAACAATCTGCATCGTTTCCACAAATGTTGATGTGGATGAAGATCGCGCAATCGCTTCGGCGGCGGCTTGTGTGTAGGTTATGTTGCCCATGTGTCTATGCTATCGAGAGGTTGTATTTTTCATTGATATACGCAACATACGCGGCGCGTTCGTCGTCCGTCAACGCGCAAGTCCAGACCGCTAATTCCCATATAGAACTGTCGTACGCGCGTTCTGTTGTATCGTCGGAATCGTAGTCGCTACCGCACCCTAGAAATAACCGGCATGTTGAGAAGTTTGGGGTGGTAGTCGGGGCAGCTTGCACCAAAGTTGTACCCGAATGAAAAGAGTTAGCTGCACTACCAACAGAAACAAATAATAAAACGACAGAATCATCGGAAGAATCTCCCGCTGCATTGCCTGGAGAATCCGGAGAATATACGGCTTCGGTTGAGACGCGGCACCGCAGTCCGTTAGATGCGAATCCCACTAAATAGTTAAAATAGGTAGACCCAGTTAACGCTAAATCGCGGCCTGCTGTTAGTATAGCATACGTGATCTGGGAATACGCGCCGATACCCGTAGCAGAAGCTAGCGAGCAATTAGCGAACTTAATGGAGCGGATGCCGTTTAATGTGCGCACCGTATCTAGGCTGGGCTGCAATCCTTCTGTGGCTTGCGCTAGTAGCGTTCCGCCGTCCGTGGATTCCCATGCGTAAACAAGCCCTTCGTCTTGCGTAATCCCTTCGGTGGAGTACCATTCGCCTAGTGTTGCCGGATACGTTATCAGAGTTAGCGCGGCTGTATTGCTCGTAACAGAATCCACGGAAGCCGACGCGACAAAATAGTAAGCCCCCGTCGTGTCATTTGTTGCTATAATGCGAAGAGCCGTTCCACTTAGTTGCAATACGGGATCGTCCGCGTACAGCCTAAGAACAGGACATTCCCACTCACCTATAACGCCATGCCTTGTCCAGAGTGTGAATATCGCAGTAGTGTCCTTTAAGCTGCTAATTTCGTACAATCCCGTATTGGTATTTCCAGCAGCCAACTGCCTTCCGTTTAAGAGTATGGCCCCATCTGCGTAATAAGCCTGCCTAAAATTGCTAGCTATACGCGCATAGACTCGTAAAGAGCCGTCGGGGTCCAACGGCGATCGTATGTAATACACCAGTATATCCGC